CCATTGCTAATCGTCAGATTAGCATGACCAAATCGAAGTTGAGTATTTCTATCATTTAAGAAATTCAAAGTGCCATTGACAGTAGAAGCAATAAGGTCAACATTGTAAACACTGTCAATATTAACTGTATGACCTGCTGCCACAGTAAAACTATCACCTGCAACAGTAGGTGTTCCACTACCTCCCCATGTAGCCGCTACCCCTAAATTACCTGATTGTGTAGATGTATAGTGTGGCACTTAAACTCCTGCTAATTTTAATATTGTATTTAAGACAAAATTCTTCTGTCTTAACTCTTGCTTTACTTTCTCTGGAGCTTGAGAATAAACAGGAAGAACTTCAGACATATACTTTTCAAGAAAAGGCAATAGGGCTTTTAACTCAGTAATATCTTTTGTCTTAATGAGCTTATTAATTTCACACTTAGAATTTTGTAATTGAACCGTCTTCATTAATTACCTCAATGCCTAAAATAGTTTCTTGTTTAGATGCTGTCGTCTTCTGTTTAAACTCATCTATTTCATTTGTAATTTCTATACTTGTAGGCTCTTTTTGAAAACACATAGTTTGGTGATGTATAGAGCCATCAGCATCTATATAATCAACTCTAACTTCATAGCCCCAATCTCTTCTACAATGACCCCAAATTCTATCAACTACCATCATTTTTTCTTCCCTATCTTTTTAACATACTGTGAAAATATCTTTAACAATTCTTCTTCTGTGATTTCTCTATTGTCAATAGCTTTACTGATTTCTAAAGCAAAGCATTTTATTAGTTCTCTCGCTTGAGCAATATTAACAGGGACTTTTTGTCCTTCTGTTACAGTCGCCCTTCTTGTAAGCTCTGTAATTGATAGTTTCATCTCAAACCTCCTACACCTCAAAATGAGGCATATCTACTTTAGGTTTTCTGTTTCTACCACCCCAAATCAATCCTACGCTCTCACCTATTTTTCCAGCTTCTCTCCAATCTGAGAGATTATTATTGTTCGTATCTATTTCTGTATCCCAGAGAGCCTTACCATTTTTTACAATAACAATATCAAAAGCCTTTCCTTCTACATGCTTACTCTTTTTTGTCCAAGTAACAATCTTTCCAGCCTTAGTTCTGCCTTGAGCATATAGTTCATCTTGTTCTGCTTGAGTTCTTGTTGTGCAAGTAACAATAAAATCAATTCCTGCCTTTTTCATAGCTTGCTTGAACAAACGATACTTCTCTTGCAGCTCTGGAACAAGAAGCTCTATTTTCCTGCTCGCCATTATTTTTTCTTCTTACCTTTACCTGCTGGTTTTTTCTTTCTTCCCATTTTTACCACCTGTAAAGTAAGACTGTCCCATAAACAGCTATTTTATAGTTTGTAAAAATATCTTCAACTTTCTTAAACTTTGTAAAGTCATTAAGAAAAGTAATGCCTAATGAAGGTTCAAATGCAAAGCCAATTAATTTGCCTTGTGATGGCTTATATCCTAATTTAATTCCTAAACCACCAAGAGTATCTTTATCAATGTTTATCTCTTGTGCAATAGTAGCATCTGCATCAAGCTGGATGTTTGGAATAGAAGTATGCGTTACTCGAATAACAGTGTGAGCTAAACCAAGTGCATACGTTCCATCAGAAGGAAACCAGAAGGCGGTTGCTCCTGTTTCCATCGGGAAGGTTACTTCAAATTTATTCTCTGCTTTAGCATTAATCGCAAAGAACATTACTACTAAAATAGTGATAAGGCTACAAATTACATAATTAAATCTTTTCATTTTTTTTCTCCTTTATATATACATCTTGATTGACCACCATCTTTTATCGAGATATAATATTTACAAGACTTACTGATACTCATACCTTCAACATCATCTATTTTACCTTCAAAACATCTTTCTGTTATCGGGCAATCTGGATGAGATGCTACAATTTTCATCTCATAAGGGTTAAGTATCATTTTTTAAATTTACCTTTTAGCCATTTTAAAATCTTTAAAATAGGTATTACTACTGATATATTTTTAATACCTAACGCCTTCTCAATCTTTTCTGTTGTCTTGTCCATAATCACAACTCGGTTTATTACTGCCTTTTTCAGGTTCTTTGAAACAACGACATCTTGGTTCGGGCAATAACTCATAGTCTATTGCCGATACGTAATAACAGCATTTGTCTATAGGGCACTTATGATATTTAGCTCCAATCATATTAGGCTGTTCTGCTTTTGCCATCTTAAATTCATTTGGGTCTATTTCCATCTTATTTCTCCTTTTATACTTATCTATTACTTTTGCAATTCTTGTTTTAAGTTTATCAAGTTTACAAAAATAAAAGAGATTTTTCATTACAAACTCCCATTTTTCACAAGCACACAGACTATCCAACCATTCCTCATGTCATAAATCGGAAATAACTGTTGATACCATTAACATTTAGCTAACCCTACTAATTTCATTCTTTCGGTTTAGATAAATTTTTCGCACATAAAATTTTATGTTCTGTTAATAAAATCATAAATTCTTGTTCTATCTTTCTCATCCTATCTGCAAGATTTGTTTGATTCATATCTATCTGCCTCAAAGTTCTAATGAGAAAATATGCTACTATGGAAATCAGCACACCAACAAAACTAAGAAGATATGTGTTAAAGTTGAGTTGAGCGACAATATTCTCATCCATTGATTTTACTTTCCTCCTTTTCAGTCATATGGATAATCTCTTTCTCACGCAAGACAAGAGGTTGCGTAGTAAAAAGCCGAATTATCATGTTAATAACAGCAAGTATAGCAAATTGTTCTTCAGAGGAAATAATATAATTTGTTTGGGACTGAATCCATAAAGCAGCTACTGCAATAGCATTAACCCAAAGGGTTTTTGATAAAAACCATCTTTTACCAAACCATTCTTTAGCATCAGCAAAATCTCTGACAAGCCCAAGCGTCTTTATGATTAAATTAAACATCTTCATTACCCCCTAAAATAGGTCGTAATTCATTATCAAGTGCATCTTTAACATATTTTTCATAATGTGCTACACAAGGCGGATTACTCGATATAGGATAGCAATCTTGATATACCTGTATAATACATTTATTTTTAGTATAAATTTTATTTTCTTGCCATTCAGCAAATGTAAATATTCTTCTCATTGGATTACATTCTAAACATACTTTGAAGTTTTGTAAACATGAAATTTACTTTACCTATCTAATAAGAGAGAAATTGATAGAACGCTATCTGAGAAAACCAACAGTTTAAGCCGTTGGGGTGTCAATACGTTACCTATCTAAATTTGTATGAAAATCAAAATAAACTTCATAAGGTGTTTCATCGTCTATAATAATTTCATCTCCATCTATAAAATTTAAACAAGCAGGAAAAGGGCAATTATCATCTGTAACCCATATCCAAGATAACTTTGCTACTCCATTATTCATTATAAAGCCTTTTTTCATATTTTTATTACCAATAATACACTACTACAGTGCCAGACTGTGTTGTATTGCTCGCATTAAAACAGCAAATATCTACAGCAGTAGTAGTTAAATTTGCAATATAAGGAACTAATGCTACATTATTTGATGAAAATAATCCAACAGGTATTCTTCCTAAGTTATGTGTTACGGAAGTTCCACCAAATCCATAAGCTCCAACTGAACTAAAATTATATGAAACTTGGTTAACATCTTGTCGTTTTGGGGTAGTTACTCTGTTATCATCTATATCATCAGTTTGTGTTCTTACAGATGTTGCAGATGCAGTAGAAGACCATGACGCTGATTGGTTACCCGTAAAATCAACTGCTTTTACCCTACAAAACAAAGTAGTCCCATATGAAAGAGCATCATTTGTATAAGACATTTTAGCTTGGTCAACTTTAGCATTAAAATACATAGTGCCTGCAAAGTTACTTGCACTGTTAATTTGCACAATATATCCATTTAAATCAGCTTCTGTATTAGCAGTCCATTGAAATTCCCATGTCTTATATTTACATCTTGCTGTTAAACTTGCTGCTTGTGCAGGGGCTGTCGAATCTCCAATAGCTGTTGTTGCTGTTGTCATAGTAATTTCAGAGAAAAGCCCGAATTTATTTACAGACCTCGCAGCTAAAATATAGTTTTGTCCTGCTGTCAATCCTGTTAAAACCGCTTTCCATTCAACTCCTGTATTAAGCTGTCCTGTAAACCATGTATATATAGTTACACCAGATAATCTATATCCAAATTCCATATACGCAAAGTTTGTGGTAGGCGCATTTGCTTTTAATCCTACTGTAACATCAGATGTTCCATCTAAAGCTATCCTGACATCCCACCCGTTCACTCCGTAACTTGTGTCTATCGCTAATGATGTAGGTGCGCTTGGGTTAGTGAAACTATAATCAGGCATAAAATCAGGAATGTCATTGTAAGGGTCAACAGGGAGATTTCCTTGAGTATATGTATAAATAGATTGGCTATAATTAGAGAGATTTAAATCAAATTCTGAGACTCCTTTCTCTATAGCTCTGATATGATAACTGCCATCTATAAGCCATCTATTGTTGATTAACTTTATAACATCCCTGCTTTGAAGTTCTCTTGCTTCCATGCCAGCTTTAATTGTAATTCTTGTATCATGTAATTCTATTCCTTTTAAATATGAAGAAATCCTGTCAGCAGTTGTATGGTCTCTAACAAGAGCAAAGGAAAAAGTTTTATCTTCTCCAAATGTCCTGCAATTTCTTACATTAGTATGGGCAAATTTCCCGCTCCAGTTGTCGTGTGCATATTCGATATTAATGTTCTTTATCGCTTCTGATGTGGGGATTTTAGCGATAGAAAGACATTCACAGTTGTTATAATAACCATCATCTTCCCCAAATGTCGCTAATATTTTTGTAATATATGTATCTATTGTAAGAACTTGTTCGTTGTTATCATTAGTATCGAGCTTACCTCTGCAAGCTATTAAAAGCTCATTAATCAAATCATATGCTGTTATAGGAGCTGAAATGTTTCCTGAACAACCTCCATCGAGATTTGTTACATAGTCTTCACATTCAGGAAAATCTATAGCTGATTGAATAGCAGCAGCAGTAAAAGAAGAATTGTTGACAGCCATATTACAGCCCCATGCTTGGTTATTTAAAATCTCTTTGCAAACGCTTGCAAAGTTCTTCTGCATATTCGCAGTCCCTAATTTCATGCCTCTTATATCTGCTGTAAGCTCATACATATTATTTGAAAAATCCCTTTGCTCTAACGAAAACCTGATATAAGCAAAGTATATAGTCTGTCCATTTAGCGTAAGTGAATAAGGACTTGTATTATCACCTTTATGAACAGTAACACCTTCAGCAACCATATTAATTACTTTTTTGTTTCTATAAACATTAACAACATCAACAATTTCCCCGTAGCTTACGATATAATCAAACGCCTTTTGACCTTCTGTATGATTAGCTTTTACATAAATAAGCGGGACTTTTCTACAATAACCAAAGCAAAGAGGATAAGATTTTCCTAAGTCTTGAGAAGGCAAATATACCCAAGCTGTAGGGGTAGTCCCCCAACTCCAATCATTAGTTTCAAGCAATTTCCTGCCTATCTCTGTTTGTAGTGGGTCAGGGTTATTAATCGAGATAGTAACAGAAAATACATCATTATTATTGATACTAAAGTCAGTAATAACCCCTGATACTTCAAAAGAAATTCCTTCTAATGGTTCATGTTTTCTAATTTTTACTAATTTATTTCTAATTTCTTCTGTAGTTATAAGATTAGTAAAATACCCATCAGTATTAGAAAGCTCAAGATTTACAGATTGAGGTTCTGCATACCCATAGTAAATATCTGTCAGTTTTTTTGTAACTACAGGGTCGTTTAATAATCTTCTTTCGTATAAATAAGTAGGCATTTTACTCCGTAATCATTATATCATCTGTTGCAAATCTTTTAGTTCCACTTGTAAATGCAAAATCAACAAGCATCGTTGTTTTATACGATTGTAAAGGTTTATTCTGCTTATAACCATAAGCTGAAATTAAATCTGAAATTGCTAAACTATCGTCAATACCTTTTACACTCTGAAAAAAAGAAATAGCATCTGACAATGAAATATTTTCTTGTAGTGTTTGGTAAAACAACCTGCTTACAGTAATTGCATCTGATAAAGAAATAGATTCACCCCTTATAATATTAATTTGCTTACTAAGGCTATCTAAAAGCGAAATAGAATCATCCCGTGTTATTCCTATATGTTTTGCGATAAAATCAGCAAGTGGTAAATTCTCAGTAAGCACAACTGGAGTTGGTTCTGCTCCAATCCAATTTGAATCATCCCATGCTACAAGGTCATAATGTATATCAACAATACCATTATTTGTGCTTGGTGTTCCTACTCTTATTCGTTGTGGGGTTAAAGAACCAGATAATGACCCACTATGTTGTGTAGCTCCATTTATCCGCCACTCCCAAAGCATATTAGTTATATCATATCTAAATTCTACTCGATACCAAGTCGTAGTATTTATTGAAACAGAGCCTGTATATGTCAACGCTCCACCATTTGAATAACCAAATAATAATGAATAAGCACCCCCAATGTTACGCACTCGGATTGACGCTACATTAGTTCCACCTGATGTCAGTAATGTAATAGCGTCTGGAAAATAACTATCTGATAGGTTTGCAATTCTAAAAAATGTCCGCACATATGATATATTCTGATTACTTAAAACGCAAACTGCAAAGCTATTTTCATTAATTGCGTTAGTTGTAATTCGTAAGCATTGAGAACCAGACCCTACAGGCGGAGTCCCTGGAATTGAAGCGTCTTCATCACATATACAACCACTGTCAACTGTCTCAGTCCAGCTATTTTCATAACCAGTGCCTTCAAAACTTTCAGATAAGATTCTTGCCATTCTACTGCACCTGCACTCTCCATGTTACTTGAATCGAATCTCCATTTACTACATTTATAGCAGAAAAAACTTTTCTCGCTAACATAGTGCCTGCCGATGATGCGTTAAAAATCCCTGATTCTGTAACAGCAAAAGAAGATGTAAAACTATATGTAATTATCCATCGTGCTGTATCATTGGTAGTTGTTGTAGTTACCCTCGACACAGTAGCGACAGCCCTTTGTCCGCCACCTGTGCTTATTTCAGAAACAAGTGCTGTTTGCGCTGCTGCTTCTGCTGTCGTGCCTGTCCCGATTGCAATATGCGTAAAAACTGCTTCTGCGCCATCACCATTTATTCTTGATGCAGTCCCAGCTTTACCAGTATTAGTAACAATATTTTTATGTCTTTGTTTACTAATTAAATTCTTATCCTTATCGAAATGCAGTATTTCAACATTACCTATAAGTTTATAACTAAGTGTTTTCCATTTTAATTTCTGAAAATAATTAAATATCTTCATCATCTTTTTCTCCTTTTTTTAATACTTTTATTTCTATCTCATCTTTTAGTTTCATTTCTTGGTCTTTCATTTTCGCAAGCAATTCTTCAAATGTCATACTGCCTCCTGTAAATCAATTCTACTAATACTTATAGTGTTATTATGTTTCCATGATACTTCTATATCTGTGTTTCTATAAACAATATAACATTTAGAAGTATCATTGAGATTTTCAAAGAAAGTAAAAGGCTCAGATTTATCTATTTTCGATATAGTATAGATTTCACTTTCATATGTTTTTTCAAAAGGGTCGAAGTTCATAGATACACTTAATCTTTGTATATTTCCTCTGCTATTTCGTTCTGAAGTCCCTGATGGAAATGTTAAAACTCTCGCATCAGGTGTATTGATTCCCCATATGTAACCCCAATCAGGATTTTGAGTTAAAGTTAATTGAGTTATTACAGGAACAATACTGCTTACCCTAAATACCCCTAATTCATCTGGCGTTTGAGCAGGTATAAGGATTCTAAAAAAAGTATAAGTAAAGTTAGTAAGAACACAATAAATCTTTCTTCTATTCACCCTTGTATCAATACTTACTGTAAAAGTTTGAGAAAACGCAGGAGAAGTCCATACATCTGTATTATTGCCTTGAATAGTAACAGAAGAAAAGTTAACATCATTCAGCATTATAGCTGTAAGCATTCTTTGACTTCCCCAAGTTCCTACAATATTTACTTCATTAGCTGTTGCAGAACGCCAATGCCTAAGAAGATTTCTATAATTTAAAGTATTAGCGATAGGATAATTACTATCACTACTTGATGGAGTCAACAATAAACCTGAAATATTAGATAGAAGATTATATCCTATTATCATGATATTGCCTCTCTCATTATTGCCCTCGCTTTACCATATTTCAAACTATAAACAATCTGCTTTTCAACTTCCTGAGCAATCTCTTTTGCGTTTGCATCACCTGAAGCGTTAATTGTTATATTAGGAGCTACAGTAACGTGAGAAGTAAATTCTTTCAATCTATCAAGGGGAATTACGGCTTCAGGAGTTCCGCCTTCTCCTATTATCGCTCTTGTAGCTCTCGTTACAATACCACCTGATGCTCCAAGCCATTGTTGTGCATAAGGACACCATGCTTGATGTTGGTCATTAGGCGTATTGCAAATAGGGCATGTATTTAAAGGTGTCGGATTAGGGTTAGGGTTAGGGTTAGGGTTAGGGTTAGGTTCTGGTTCATCTGACGGAGCCTCGCCTTTTAAAATCTTCTGTAAATTAATCCAATAGGTATTAGCCCAATCTTTTAAAGCATTCAAAGCCTCAGCAGCTTCTTTCTGTTTTAAAGCAATGTAGCCTTCAACACCAAGTTCTCCAACAATATCTCCAAGTTTGTCTTTGAGTTCATCGAGTTTTTCTTTATACAATCTCGTGCCTTCATTCATCGCCCATTCGTAATACACAACAGCACTGTTCTTAAACGCTTCAATTTCAGCTTGCATCTGCTTTTGTAGTTCATTAGCTTTTTCTTGCAAATCTTTAATTTGTTCATCAATAGCTTTGGCTTCTTCTTCAAGTGCTTTTATATCTGCAAGCAATTCAACTTCTGTCTTTGCAAAATCTTCAGCGTCTATTTTGATGCCTTCAAGCCATATCAGCATCTCTTTCCATATAGCTTGATATTCAGGTGAGGGTCTTTGAAACGCTTCTGCTGCAAGTCCCATATACTGCTGAACCAAAGACGCTAAATCTTGAGCATATTTAGCTTTTTCTTCACCTGTAGCATCTACATATAACCCTCTAACCCTGTCCATTTCACCTTTTAAGATGTCCATTCTACTAAAGACATCTTGCTGGTTAGCGAGGGTCGTTGTCATATCGAGAATCTGCTTTTTAATTTGTTCTAATACATTTTTCCATGCTTGTGCAATTCTTAGTTGTTCTCTTAGTCCTTCGAGCTGTTCATTTATAACTTCTTTTTGCTTATTCAAAGTTTCTATTTGTGTATTAATAGCATCTTGTTCTGCTTGATATTTTGCTTGTATAGCGGCAATATTAGCAGCTACCCACTGGTCTAATGTTGAGATAATCTGTTGCAGCCACATCAGTTTTTCACCTGCTGTTTCTGCTTTTTGGAAATTATCATACATCGCCCAACCAAGAGCCCATATTGCACTGATTTGCATACCAATGTTACCTGTAAGGTCTCCTATTTTCTGAAGCATTGAGATTTGAAAGTTAGCCATTTCTACTTCAAGCTGCTTAATAGCTGCATCAAGCTGTTGAACAAACTGAATCTGAGACATATAATAATCATACGTAGCTTGCTTAATTTTGTTAATCATATTTAAAACATCAGTAGGGTCTTCGAGCTTTTCAAGGGCTTTCCACATATCGTCTATATTGTCTTTAGCATCTCTTAAAGAGTCTTTCCATTTAGCTACATCATCATATTGGTCGTTAATTGCAGCTATATAATCATCAATACTCTCAAGCACTTTAGGAAAGGCTTTAGCTGTTCCAAGAATCCTAAGAATAGTATCAATTAATGCTTCGCCGTCTTTTTGCCATTGCTTAAAGTCAATACCTGAAGCGAATTCCATATACTCGCCCATAGCATCCCCAAACAACTGCTGAATTTCTTCTACTGATTTACCGGTTAAATCAGGAAACCACTTTTTCCAGTCTTTAAAGAAACCAGAAATATCAGCACCTAACTCGCTAAGGTCTTCCATTACACTTTCTCTTGCGTCAGCAAACAACTTTAAAATTTTCTCTTCTGTCTTTGACCAATCTCCAATATTCTTATAACCAAATCCAACAGCACCACCGTCAGTCCCGACAGCCCCACCTGTCCAATGTTTTCCAACATTATAAGTAGAAGGGTCTACGCCTGCACCAAACTCAAGAAACATCTCAGGAAATGTCTTTTTCTTTCCAAACAAAGAACCTATAAGACCACCAAGAATAGCACCTATTATCGTTCCTATTACAGGTAAAACACTTCCTAATTGTGCACCTAATGCTGTTGACCCAAGAGCACTTGATGCTCCTAAAGCATACCCCCCTATACCACCTAATGTCCCACCAATATTACCTGCATAACCTGTCCTGCCCATCCAATTACTCACCATCCCGCCAATACCCCAACCAGCTAATGCAGCACCAAAATAACCAAAAGGAGTTGCTTGTATTGTAGGGTTAGAGCTTGTATAAGCATCCCAACCAAGCATTTCAGGAGTATAGCCAGCACCATAACCAGTAAGCCCACCTAATTGAGATACACCGGTGTAACCTAACTGCTTGTTTACCCAACTCCCTAAACCCCCGTAACCAGCAAGCCCTAATAAATCAGTCCCACCAGCAGATATGCCTGATTGTGTAAGTGCTTGATTACCAATAGCTCCACCTAAAGTTCCACCCATCGCCCCTACTATCGAAACTATTATAGGTCTTGCGATAGCCTGCGCTGCCATCTGACCTAATAAATCAGTAAATCCTCTTAGAATACTACGCCAAATAGACTTAAAATAATCACCTAAAGATTTTAGTCTCCCTGTGATTGCATCATAAAAAATGTCAGAGAAAACTTGGGCAGATTCTTCATATGCTTTAGAATTTATCTGAGCGATTGCTTCGCCATAATTCCGCCATTTAGCTTCAAGCTCGTCTAAAGCTCTTGTTGTAGGGTCTAATTGAGCTAACCGTTTCTGTTCAGCAAATAATTTTGCTGTAGCATTTTTTTGGTCTTCAGTTATACCAAGCAATTTTTCTGATATCTCAAGATACTTTTTCATAGCTTTAACTACATCTTCGAGACCTTTTATTTTTTCTATATTATCGAGGTAAACTGATTCTAATAGTAAGAACTCAAGTTCAGCTTCTTTAAGTGCAAGTAAATTTTTTTGATTCTTAATTTTAATTTCTGAGTCTAATATTGTTTTTTGAAAATTTAAATTCGCTATATCAGCTTCTTGCTGAATAAGCCTAATTTTATCTTGTTGAATAGCAACCCAATCGAAAGTTAATTCGTTAATCTCTGCAAGAATCTTACTATAATTATGCTGTGCAGACGCTAAACCTATTTGTTGGTCTAATGCTTTTATCTCTATGTATAATTTTTCAAATTCTAATTTCTCAAGCTCACTTCTAAGTTTTCTAAAAGCTGAAGTAACTTTAGCATCTGTAGTTGCAGTAAGTTCAGTTAATTTATAATTTAATTTTTCTGAATTATTTTCTAAAGTTAAAACTTCCATAGACATTTCACGGAGACGCTCTATGCCAACTTTAGCTCCTGATATAGCTTTTCCTTTATCTGAGCTTTCATCGAATTTTTGAAGCCATGTTGTAAACTCTAACTCAGTCATCTCTAATGCAGCTCTTACTTGCTTTACATCTATTCCAAGTGTTTTAGCAATAAAATCAGGAGAAACAGCTAATTTTTCTCTTATAGATGCAATGCGTTCAGTATTTTTACTGAGTTCAAAGTTGATAATATTACGTTCAGATGCTAACTTATCTTTTAACATCTTTACTTCGAGTTCATGTGATTGTTTTAAGAGCTTTTCTTTGTCATATAAATAACTTTCAAAAGCCTGCATTCCTTCTGAATAATATTTTTCGTTCCACTCATTTGAATCAGCTATATGCTCTTTTTCAGCATCATATCTTTGTTCAAGAATTTGCATTTTCATCGTTTCATTATGCTTAAACCAATCAAACTGTCTCTCAAAAAGAATATCTTGTTTTTTAAATTCATCATCAATCGTTTTAAAATAAGCCCTTATTAAATCACTTAATTTTTGAAACTTCTCTTCGTTTTTTGGCTGTTTTGCTTCTGGAACAGCATAAAATTGCTCTAAAAGTTTAGTAATAGCTTCTGTATCGCCACTAAGTTGAAGGTTAGATAATGACGTAAGTTTGTTTGATATTTTTTGAACATCAAAAGTTAAAAGACCTGCTTTCCATAAAGCAAGAACAGCACCAGATTTTAGGAATGTTTCATCAACTTTAATACCAGCATTTACAAGCTGTTCAGTAAATCGTAGTAACTCATCTTCAGGTATTGCAAATCGGCTGCCTTTATAATATGCTCCAAATGCAGTTTGCTCTGCTACAATATTCTGTAGTGCACGTGTTAAACTACCTTTTGCACGGTCAGCAGTATCTATAACATTTTTTAAATGTGTATCAACATCTTTAATAGCAGATATGGCAGCATCTTTAGCTTCTTTCGTTTTACCAGTAATATCAAATTGTTTAAGCAAAGGAAATCCAATCGTTTCTAAATTATACTGATTTCGTTCAATAAGACCAGTATTTTCACTTCTTGCTAAAGCCTTACCACTTAAATCTTTTAAATCAGGATAACGTTCTTTTAAATCTTTAATCATAGAAGAGTCTTTAAGTTTTTCTTGCAATCTGCCTTGACGCTCAAGTTCAGTATTATAGTCTTTAAGCGTATTATTAAGTTTTATACGCTCGATAATTTCTTTGCCGATGTTGTAGAAAATAGCAGCAAAAACTATAGATGCTATACCTGCAATACCTTTTAAAGCTGCTGATGTAAGAGCTGCTGTAGCAAGAAACGCCCTTAGAGCAGCTACCGCTGTCCAAATGCTTGCAATAAAACCAACAAGCATAGCAGTTGCTTTATATATTGCTGCTACTGTAAGAATTTCTATTAAAATATCTTGCCATTTTACAATTCCATCATAAACTTTTTTTACTACAGATGCAAGAAACTCAAATGCTCTAATCATTTTTGTTTGTATAAGTTCTTTATTTGTTTCAATATACTTATTTAAATCTTTTAGTAAACCTATGATTCTGATATAAACTTCACCCATACCTACTCTTGCAACTCTTTGAAATGAAGTAACAACAGCTTGGCTTGTAGCATCCCATGTCATTTCGATACTCTTACTTGCAGCGTCAAATCCTTTAAGAATAGCATTTAAGTTTTGAGCCAGAACCTCTGCACCTTGCTGTTTCCACATCTTAATAAGGCTGCCAATTTCAGGTTCAATTCCTTGAAGAGTTAAACCGAGCATATCAGTAGCTTTTACATTACCCATTAGCAAGTTCCTTGTTTCTGACATAATCTGTCTGCTTCTGTCTTGACCTTGTGTTAATACAGCAATAGCATTAGCCATATTTCTTACTAAATCAACTTGTGCTTCACTTGTGTGGTCAATAATAATACCAGCATTAAAAAATGCTTGTGCAAGCATATTAGCGTGTTCACCGCTTAGTAGGGTTTCTGCTGCTATCTGTTCGATGACTGTATATAAATTAGATGCATAAGCATAAGACCTACTATAATGGTCAGCAAGTGATTCACCTTCATTTGGTTGGCTAAATTGAACAGTCAGAGCGGCAAACTGGGCAATAGATTTACTATAATTTTCAGCAGCCATAAACGAAGCTGTAATAAGCAATTTTAAACCTGCAAATGCAGCAAACATAGTGCCTAATACACCAACAAGAAAAATTGAACGTTTTGCCATATCTAAGAACGAAGCTCCTTGTGCATCAGACGCTTCTTTTGATGCATGTATAGCTTTCGTAACTTTTGATTGCCAAGGTTCAAGCTGAGACAAAGCATCCCGTTTAGCTGACAGAGCTTCAAAGGAATCTTTTATACCTTTAAGTTGTGTTGGTGAATATCCAAGAATCCCGCCTAAATCAATACCCCTTTTTTGTGCTTTTTCGAGAAGGTCAAGGTCTTTATGAAATACTTTAAACTCTCGATTTATCTCCATTATATTATTCCTTAACTGTCCAGCAGCAAGAGGTGATTCAAGTATAGGGGCGATTGATTTTTGGACTTTTGCTACTTCTGCGTGTGTCCTTTCGAGGTCTTTAATGTAAGCATCAAAAGCTGGTTTATCAGCAAGTCCAAATGCAGTTGGACTTACATCAGCACGTTGAGCAGCTTTAAGTTTTGTAATTGTTTCACCAAGCTGATTTGCTTGTTTATTGAAGTTTTCTAACTCTGAGATACGAGTCGAGGATATTATAGATTTACTTGCAAATTCTTTGCTGAAATCAGATAAAGGAGCAGTAAGTCCTGCTCTTACTGCTTCTTTTACATCTCTTGTTGTATTAGCTAATCTCTGAGCTTCAGTTGCAGTTTTTTCAAATGCTTTTTCAGCTACTTTAAGAGTAGGTGCAAGCCCTTCTACCCCTATTTCTAAAGCTGATATTGCAGACAAAAGGTTACTTCTCGTTGAATAGCCAAATGTCTTAAAAGCGTTTCCACCTTGAGCAGCAACGTTTCTAAGAATTTCTAAAGATTGCTTCATTCTGTTTGCATGGTCAACAAAACTACTAACTTCTTTAATCCGAGCTTCAGCAATCTTAGGAACATCAACAATTAAATTCCTGCGAAGACTTGATGGGATAGGGGCGGTTACAGCTTTTTGAACAGCACGCTGAACTCGTTGTATTTCATGTAACGCTTCAGCTGTTCCTTTAACGCCTAATATTATTGTTACTTTTGGTTGAGTGTCCGACATCGGCTTTATTCTCCACTGAGAGTTCTTTTATCAGCACACTCTCAAAGGCTTTTAGTAGGCGTAGAAAATACTCATTCACCTCTATTCCTAACGCTTTTGCTGTGTCAAAGACAACAGCATAATTTAATCCATAGATACCACCCATTCCTGCAACAAGCACTTGCGTCTCACAAAAACATAAACAAGAAAAAATAAAGGCTGTTTCTTCATCAAGTTGAGGTATTTTGTTTTCACAAACTTCACAATCTACTTCTGTTTTCTTCATATCCGCTACAATCTGACATTGTTTACAATATTGACGCCCACTTTTACTGTAATGCCACGTTGTAGCGGCTATAAGTTTTTTTCTTGTCTAATAAATGCTTCTTCAGATAAAGCAGCTATATCTTTCGCTTTTGTGAACACAAAATCGAACATAGACATCTCTTCGTCTGAGGCAGAAGGAATTTCAAAAATAAGTTTTTTATTTTCTTTTGTTATTTCAAGTGGAGTATTAACATCACTCCCAAATCCTTTAAAATCTTCTAAAAGGTAATCAAGCAAATCTTCTGTTATGGATTCTTCATCAAAAACCTCAGTCTTAATAGCTTGCTTTGTTTGAGGGTCTCTTTCTAATTTAATGGTTTTGTGAGCTTTTCTTATTTTATTATAAACATCAATCGCAAGAGGTCTTATTTTCAGTTCAACTTCTTCGCCTCGAAGCCTAAACTTAAACCACTGTCCTTCCGTTTCAAATGTAGGTTTTCTAACTATTAACATATTTACTCCTATTTAATAAAAAGTTTTGCAATCAATTTCAAAGCGATACAAGTTACTGATTTCATTAAGAAGTGCAGTAATTTGCAAAAGAGGCGTTATCAAATAACGCCTCTTTTATTGTTAATACTATTACGCTATTGATGTCTGCGTATTTTTAACTACTATTTTTATTGCTGACGCCCCGACATCAGTATCATAAAATGCTTCAAAGGGTAACTCTAAAACTACCCCTGCAGCACCCCCTATTACAGGAGCATTAGGTTGATAAATAAGCTCAGGGACAGATATTTCTAAATACTCATTTCCTGCTGTTCCTGCACCAGTTCCAAGTTGATACACAACTTTAAGGCTTGTTTTTGTGCTATTTAATGCTTTTGTGTATAAAGCCCCACTCTCAAACAATGCTCTTAAAGTGCCTGACACCCTAACTCTCCCTTCAGGAAGCCATCTCCTTTCGCCAGCACCTCCTACAACATAAGATGCTCCATCAAGGTTGTTTTCAATAGTAAGCCCATCAACTGCAGTTACATAAGCTATTGGGCTTCCACCTTCTTCAATCGTTGCTACAGAAAAGCCATCAAAACTCGCTTTCCCATTATCTGTTGGGGTTGCATAGAATGAAGAGCCGCTTACTGCTTCTCTTGTTCCCATAAAGTCAAAAGTAATATCTTGAAATCCTTCGTGTGTTAAACTTACTGACATCCTATTGACCTTACAACCAGAATACCTATGATACAAAGCTAAATCAGTAAATCCCTTTTCCATAAATAAACTTGGAAGTTCATTACCTATAGTGAATGTATGGGTGCTTCCAACTGTATTACAAGCCCCAAGAGTAGCTTTAAACAAGCTCGTTATGTATGCTTGCATCTCAACTACAATACTTCCAGCTACATCAACAGCTCCTGCTGCAGGTTTTGTTGGATTTCTATTTCCCCTGAGAGTCTCAGAAGAAATAAGGTTTCTTGATAAGCGCAAACTTTCACTTTTAAAATATAAAAGTTGGCAGCTTGCGCCTGGAGTAGGAACTTGTTTAAATACTGTTTCTGGTTGATATATAATCCTACCACGACTTCCAAGTGCTTGTGGCATAATATTACCTCCTTCATAATCCCTGTCTATCTCATAGATTATAGACGGGCTGTGTTATTGTCAATTAAGGATTCCCAAGTATATGTCTATAGATAACTTGGTATTTTATAATCATACTTTTTAGATATTTTGTAGGGTCTATCACAAAAATATCAACACTTACACGCTTAGAATACTCTGCTAATCCAGCTAATTTATAATTTGCGTGCATTGCATTGTGTATCAATGCAAGTAATTCTTCTACTTCAGTATTCTTAGACCACACTTCGATAATAATTTCCCAATCCCATGTTTCTGAACCTATTGCTGGAGATTCTACATCTACTAACTTATCTTTTCCACTATAAATAAATGCTGCTGGCAAAGGTGAAATAGATATATCAACAGCATCAATCCTATCAACTTCAACTGTCTCAATATTCATAATTCCTTCAAGTGTCCTTTTGATTTCAGCTAAGATATCTGTTCGTTTGCTCATCGTAATATATCTCGTAAAGTTTTCGTAATTATTCCTTTAAAATAAGGTTCATAATTCTTAGCTATTTCTTTAGGGTCTGCAACACGATGTAAGGTAATAGATTTTTTTAAAGCAAACATCGGATACATTCCAAATCCCTTTACTTTCATTCCAGACACAAAGTTTCCTTTTCTTGTAAACCATGCTCCTGTAGGCGATGGCATCTGTCTTGGAGACTTATAGTCGCCTTCATTAAACCAACTAAGTGGAATAGCAAGATATTTATTTGGGGGTTTAGGGGTAATAGTAGTTGAAGCTCTATCTTCTGAAAAATATACAGATGCTGTGTTTTTAGTCATCATAATGCCGCCAATAATTTCATTCGTATCTGAACGATAAGTAAAAAGAGGTCTTATTGAAGATGCGAGACTTCCTTGTTTATTCGGGTCTGAGATTATCGGATGCGTTCCCCTTGTCATTCTCAAATAATACTTTTGGATATAGCTTACAAAACTTCTGCTTGCTTTCTTAACAGCATATTCCATCTGACCGTCTGTAGCAAGTCCTTTTGCTACTTTCGCTAAGTGCTGTGAAACAGTTTCTGTATATTTAATTTCAACGTTCACTTGGAGCTAACCTATACTGTTTTAGAATCTGCCTTACTGCTGGAAGCAATTCTGTAGTAGCTATTGCTATTGAACCGTTTGGAAGGCTAATAGATTGAAGACCTAAGTTATCTCTATGCCTAAAATCAGCAGCTACTTGTAAAAGGCAAGCATATTTAATGTCATCAGGAACTCTCAATACACCTGACGTTAAATCTGTAGCATAACCACCTGTATATACACACTTCAAGGTTTTAGGAACAGAAGGGGGCGTAGGGATTACGAACTCAAGAATACCTTCTTCATACCAAATATAATAATTACTATTTTCAACAAGAGTTGAATTTTCAAGCACAACAACTGGCGTTGGAGTATTACTTACAGGAGCTGCTGATAAACAATAGCGTTTTTTTCCACCATTAAAATATTCTGTATAAACAGCTTTTGTAAGTTTTCTATTTAAATATGTTTCAATTCTTTTTGAAACTTTTTCAATGAAAAGGGAAAGAAGGCTGTCATGCACATTATTAGCTGAATCAGCCTTCTCTAAAAATATCTTAATTTCAGCTAATGTAATTAATTTCAATTACACCGCCCCCTTTTTCTTCTTTATTGTGTTTTCTTTTCGTATCATTCTATCAGAACTAATATCTTCTATTGTTGGTTGCTCAATAACTATTTCAACTTTCCATGATTGGCTTTCATACGTTTTAGCATCAATATCTATAACATTATCTTTTGACGTATAACGTCTATTACCTACAAATAATGTATAACCTTTTCTAACTTTTACAATCATACAGGAAGATTCCTTGCTCCAGCGAGTATAGCTGCTGAAGATAATGATGCTGTAGGTGCAGTTCCACCAACAAAAGCTAAAGTCCCAACAACCCTAACATATCTGCGTAATGCAAGTAAGTTAACATTCAACTCTGCTGTTGAATTAATTGCCGTTAATGCAGTAGTAGCACCAGTAACATTAGACCAAACCCCAACTACATCAGCGTCTTCAATCCTTGCTGTAACAGAAAACGAAGTAGGATTTCCGGTAGTTGCTCCAGTTTGAAGTATAAAAATAGCAGACTCAAATTCTCTCCTGTCTATAACAGCACCAGAAACAGCACCGGCAGCAGAAAACTGAGGTGATATGGCTGAAAAACAAGCTGCCTCTTCTCCAAGATATCTCATATATTATATACCTCCTTAAAGGAAACGGGCATAAGCCCGTTTCCTTATTCAATTAAACTACGTTATTGCTATTCTTGCATCAGAGCATAAGCAGAATGACTCAGGATGTCTAACAGCTATATCAACTTCCTGAATAACTCTAATCCATGTCTGATTTTTCTGGAAGGCATCTGATGTCTCAGTGGATGCCATAATCTCTAAGCCACCCCAACCTCCAATTATAAGCTCCTGCCAGTTGCCAAAATAAACTTCTGAGCAGTTTGTTGAAGTTCCTTTTGTGAGGTTTATAGGTATTTTCGTTGTAGATGCGAAATTAAACCCTAAAGCATCTCTCAAGTTAGCATTTGACATAGGAAGTAATACCCAGTCGCCGCCTGTATCGGTCGAATACTGAGGAATACGAACTTTTTTCATCTGTCTTGTAATATACGGATGAAAAATAAATCCGAGACTTCCAAATAGCGCATTATCAACTTCAAGCTCTGACACCATGTCAGCAGCAGTGTCGAAGTTAAATGTTCCACCGTTTGTTCCGATAGTTACTGTATTAATACCAGCAGTATTCGCAACGCCAGTAGGCTGATAGGAAGTTCCAGTTCCTCTTAATGCTGCTAAATCAACTGCAAGCGCAAGATTCTGAGCGATGTCCCTCTTTACCATTGCTTCAGCAGAAGGATTTGAGAGATTCATAAGCCTGTTTGACAACTTAACTAAAGCTCCTACAGCTTTAGGCGTCATCGTGATTTGCCCTACAGTTAAAACACTGGGTGTAATGTCCTGATTTTCACCAACCCAGAATGCCGTAGCTCCACCAGTCTGCTTCGGGATTTCGATTGGAGACCCCTGCAGGTCAGACATCTCAGTAGCACCAGAAGCTATGACAGCAGACGTATCTCTAAGCATCTCGATTAACTCTGTTACATAAATATGAGGAACGATAAACCCTCCAGCAGATGGAACTCCAGCAGCCATTGCTTTTTGTCTTGTAGCTTCAAATACTTCTTTTTCAAAACCAGCACGACTCCAATCATCAGACCTAATCGCTGCAACTGCTTTCATAAAAGAGAATGTTTGTTTCTCATGCTCAAGTCCTGCAATCTCGACTTTTCTTGATTTTGTAGCTTTCTCAAGCTCAGATATTCTTGTCTCTAACGCTGTAAATCTATCTCCAAATTTATTAACAGCATCACTCTGAACTTTTATCATTTCAATTATTTCTTTCATATTTTTATTTCCTCCACGATTGTTTGTATTTTAACCCTGTTTCAGACTTAAACGTCTTAGTATATTGCTTCATTAGCTACACAGACGTTTTATTTAAAACAGTTTCAAAATTTTTTAGCTCCTGCAAAACAGAAGCAAGCTCTATGTTTTCTTCTTCATCTTTTTGCTTTATCTCAATAGCTTCGCATAAGTCAGCAAGTTTAATCTGAATATCAGTTAGAATATCTTTAATATCATCAGGAACAGAAGTTACTACTAATTCTACTTCTTTTGTAGGAGGATAAGCTATTTTAGCTTGGATGTCGAGTAAAATCTCTTTAATTTCTGTTAAAGCATCTACATTTTTAGTTATAATCATGCTTCGTCCCTCTTCAAATAAATTTTTTATAGTTGGGTCTTCAATCGAATCAATACTTTTAGCTAAAGCAGAAGGATTAGCAGGAATAAGAACTTGTGAAACCTCTAAAAGCTCTACATTTTTATATACAAGAGAAGGCTTGTTTTTTCCTGATACAAGTTCTTTAATTTCATCTTCTTCAAAGGTATATTCTTTTGCTGTAAACCCAACAGAAAATGCTGCAAGACCTTTTTCTGCCAGCTTAAATCCCCAATCTGCTTGCTCATTTCCTTCACCTACAAAGTAACTAAACTTAGCTTTTAGTTTATTATCTTCAACCCAGATTTTTTCTGCTTTTCCTATCTGCGCTGTTAAGTTATTGTAGTTATGGGATGAGAGTAAAACTGGATGCGCTTTATACGACTTAAGCCCCTTAGCCCATGCTGAAGCAAGAATCACTTCATTATATCTATCTACTGTTTCGTCAGAAACAACAGCTTCAAGCGTAAAATTATCTGAATCAACAGATTTAATTTCAGCTCTAAAAACCTTTCTCACAACATCAGGCATATTTTCTTTTGTATTCATACTTATAAATTCCTCCTTTTTGGTATAATATTTTTAACTTGGAGAGATGTCAACTCTGCATTTGCAATATCAAGACTTTTTGAAGATGTAAAGTTATAGAATTTCCTTATTTTCTCAAGCACTTCTTTATCGTTCTCTCTATCTGATTTCAAAATATTCATAATATTTTTCTTAATATTGTTGTTTAAAATCAAAGAAAAGCGTTTTGTTTTTGAAGCAATAAACGTTTCAATATCATCTAACTGTGCTAAAACGCCTATCTCTTGATAAATAGGATAAAGGTATTTTTCTAATTTGTTATTATCGAGATTAATAACAGATGCAGCTTGTTTATAATTTGTAAAAGAAGCAGAAACAGAAGAAAGAACTGATTTGCGCTGCTCAAATAAGTATTTTCTGAGTTTAGTTTCAAATTTCTTACTTAGTGGATGAAGGTATTTTTCTTCTTCTACAGGTTTTTCTTCAGTAGGCTGTGTGCCAGCAGGAATTCTACCTGCATCTATCCACCACGAATCACCCCATATTATATCGTCCATACCTAAATCAAGGCGTTTATTTATCATATTAACAGGAAAACCTATCTGATACAATCGTTCAGCAGCATCTACTTTTCGATAAAAATCTTCCCTTAATGCTTCAACTGCGTTTAAGTCAAATTTAAATCTCGATTTGCCGTTTCCTATTTTAGATAAAAATTGAAAGTTAATTGTATCTGAAATATACTCTAATTTAGGAACAAGTGTTTCAATCCAAAATGCCCTATGACTTGCTCTAATACCTTCATACGAATTACCATTCCATAAAAGATTCTCTTTATATCTTGTAAGAACATTATGAAATGGGGGAACTTCAATACAATAAACATCTCCTGAATATTGAACTTGTTCGACTTTATCTATCTTAAACGGCTGCTTTGCTAAAAACGTATATTCGTCAAGATTTTCGACTACTTTTTCAATTTTCTCAAAGCTAATATGGGAATTTTTTTCAACGAGCATATTATGATTAGAAGTCACAGAGAAAAAGTCAGATTCATACATAATACCATCATAATGATAAGCATAGGTTTTTTTAACATAAGCATATACTATATT